CAGTGGGAGCTACGAAAGAAAATACATTCGTATTCATAGCTTCAACGGGCGCACTTGGGGCGGAAGGAGTATCCTCGCCGCCAAGGCGATCTCTATTTCGTGACAATTTACACCTCTATATTGTTATACGTTAAAGAATCTGTTATTACGCAAGATTGCGGCGGAGCCAACTTCGGCTGTTTCAAGTCTAGCCCAGTCATAGCGTACGGTCATTGTGATTGTGGTTAAATCATCGTTACCGTATTCAAGTGTACCACCAAAGTTTACTTCTTTGGCAAATGCATTCCAGAGTGTCCAAGTCTCCATGGGCTTTCCATCAGAATCAACTTGAACAATGGTCATAGTGCCAAGAGCACCGGCAGCTTTTTGCTTAGAAACACTTGTTAACACACTGCTGTCTGGAGTGGTAGGAATGTTGTAACCTGCACCTTCAAGGATACCAGCTAATGTGGCACTAACTTCAGGATTATCACCGGGATCAACCATAGTAAGCTCAATGGTGTTCCAAGTAACTTTACCGGGGTAGTAATAAGAATGGTTAAGATACGTATGAGTAGCTTCTTCCATAGTGAAAGTTGGCTTTTGGACCGACTTAGCATACCAGACTAGACCACCACCGTTGTCTGTTTGTATACCTTGAATTTGAACGAAGAACCTAAAATTTCTTTTAGGATCTTTTAAGATTTCGTCTTGATTTGAAAAATCTGTTGACCAGAATGGCATTATTTGGTTTCTCCCTTTAAGTTAACTAGTGCAATTTGTTTTTTAGTCATCAAAAGATGCGCCCGTGTTGGCAACAACAAAGTCAATTGCGATGAATTCAATTGCTCGTGCAGGCTTAATCATGATCTTGGCATACAGAATGTTCTGATCGACAAGATCGGGTGTCGTTGTGGTCTCGTCCAAAATCAATCGATAATCAGAGATACCGTAACGTGTCTTAACGTTAGCTAAGAACGGCTCAACTAATCCCTTGAATCGCGACCAAGTAGCTTGGACGTTTTGTTCAAAGAGAATTTGTGTTGAGAGGATAGAAATTTGTTTCTTGAGGTAGATGACCAATCTACGAACATTGATTCTATCTAATGCTGATGGTCTTTCTTGGAGGGTTTTCTGACCCAAGACAACAATACCTGTTGATGGGAAAGAAGCAATTGGGTTAATACGTGCGTCATAAAGTGTATCTCTTTCTTTGGCTGAGAGTCTTTGTGATACACCAAGGACTGGGATACCGGCCGCACCATCTGACAATCCACCGCGATTGAATCCGGCAGGAGCAAACCAAAGTTCCGACTGCTTAGCGGACGATGCTAAAACACCCATCATTGCCACTGAAGGCGGAGCCCAAAGAGCTTGACCAGTGTTAGCGTCTCTAGTTTGAATCCAAGGATAGAAGGTTGCAGCATAAGAAGAATCAAATCTTCTGTTTCTAAGCGCGTTGGATGTTGAAGTAACATTCTTGTTTGCGCGTGCATTCTTTGCAAGGTAGCCCTCGTGAGTTGGAGTGTACACGTTTGGAAGATCGATAATAGCAAATGCATCTCTACGTTCTTCGCAGATATCAACCATGTAATTTGTTAAGCTTTCGTTAGTTAAGCCCGGAACAGCAAGCAAATCATAATCTAATAATTCTGGATCTGAAATTGTCTCAAGAGCCTGACGATAAGTGTGGAATATGTACGAGCTTTGCGCGGTAGCACCAACACCAATTAAGTGGTTTGCAAGTGGATCTGGCTTAGTAATATCAAGTCCATCGAAGCCACCAAAGAATGGAGCAGTGAAGCTATCATAACCAAGGTCAAGTAATGATGTGTAATCATTTCCTGCTTGTGCTGTCCAGCTTGTCACGTTGGCACGGGAACCTGATGTGTAAGTAAAATCAGTTGAACCGGAAACAATATCATCTAATGTGAAGATGTAAGAGTATGGTCTTAAGGCAGTGGATGCTTGAGCCAATGTGGAAGCATCTGTGTTGGCTGCGTCGGCAGTTAACATGTTAAGAACATCTCCAAGACCGGATGCAGGTCGGTTAGAGCCGGCTGCTCTTGAAGTGCGGATACCGAAGTTGGTATCTGTTCTTAATGATGTTCCAGCATCTGTATCTTTGCTAACAAGAGCAATTTGTGGATACACTGGAGTGAATAGAATTCTACCGGGACCAGTGGTATCAGTACGAGTTGCTTGTTGGAAACCACCTGAGAAGTGTGTAAGTGGTGCTCCATAGTTACTGGTACCCTTACCAATGGCAATCATACCAACGTTGGCATCGGTGGTACCAATGTTGCGATCAGTTCCAGTAGTTACATTATCTGTTCCAAAATCGTCTGGACCATACATTGGAGGACCAAAGAAACCAAATGGAATAAGTGCAGGGTTAGAAATTGAGTCATTAACCTCGCAGTAAACGTATTTCGACTGATTTGGATAATCGCCATATTCACGAAGTCTACGGTTTTGCTCATCCCACTCAACATATCTGTCTCCGATCATTTTACCAATGTAATTTGGAGATGCGGGGTTCAAATTAAGGTTATCGAATCTTTCAACAACTTGAGGTGCCTGATCGGTATCGTTCAGTGCGCGCAAGACAACAGAGAAAGTACCGTACTCGTCAGTGAGCGAAGTAGATTGTCTAATTCTTTCAATTGTTACCTTAACATTCTTGTGTAACCACTCACCATGTCCGCGTCCTTTAAGACGGAATAACTTAGTGGCGCTGTTAATATCAAAGGAGCCAGCATCGCCAACATCTTGTGCAATAAACCAACCAGCACAAGCTTCTGAAGAGGCAACTCTCTTAAGGGACGGTCCTTTAGTGGGCGCTGTAGCAGAGCCAGAACCGAGAGGCAGCATAATACCAACCAGTCTTGTTGAAACACTAGTTAATTGATCTGTAAGGAACTGTTCATAAGATTCACCCAACCAGTATGTTTCCTCTCCACTACCATCGGTAGAATAATACTGTGATGTATTCGACGAAATCAATGTTGGGTCAGTGTTAAGTTGCTTGCGAATAAACTTGTTGCTGCTATCGTTAAAGTTAAATTCTAATACTTTGCGATTAAATGTGCGAACACCGTCAGTCACAGTTCCCTTGGCGCTATCAATCGCAACAGAGAAAGTACCATCAGCCTGAGAGTTAATGAATGTATTAATTGCTCCGGTGAGACCATTTTCAAATGCGGTTGCTGGACCTGTTAAACCGCCAGTAAATGCACCGTCAGCGCCGGAGGAGCCGTCATTAATATCGACATTTGCCAAGTTAGAAGTTATCGCCGTGTTACCTGCGGAGCCACCAGTGGCTTGAGTTAATGTAATTCTAAAAGTTCCTCCAGTGGGTTCAGAAACCGCAGATACAGTGATCTTACCGGGAAACGCAGCTTCGATTGAAGCTTTTAAGTGATCTGCGCCATTTTGTGAACCGGCCCGACCGAATTGTGTAGCAGTCTCTGTTGAGCCGGCAACACATGTAATTGTTGCAGTTGTTCCATCAGTTGAAATCAAAGTTATTGCATTACCTTCAGCGGGCGCGTTAGTAAAATCAATTTGTGCTGTGGCGGCTGTGGTAGCTCCGGGGTTTTGACCAAAAGTTGAACCAGAGAGCAGAACAGCACCGGAGTCAGCGTAGAAAATAGCACCCAAGGCAAAAGAGCCCGTGCTGGAAGCTTGATGATCTGCATCGCCGCCGCTGGGTGCAGTTAAGCCGGCTTCAAGAGAAGCAGAGGTAGCAACGAAAAGTCCATATGCACCACCGCCATCACCAGTTGCTGCTGGTCCGGTTGTAGTTTGCCAGCCAGCTTTGCCGCCGGTAGTGGCGTTAATCGACTCTTGTCCCAAAAGACGAACATAAGTAAGGGGTGTATCATTAGCTTCTAAGTGAGCTTTGGCAGCGTATGTACCATACATTGGCGAACGGCTAACGCCTGTTCTATAAACATCGGATTCAGCACTACCGGGAACGGTATCTCCGAATTGGTTAACATAGTCGCGATACGATTCGACTCTGGTGGGGGTCATTGCAAGACCTTGCTGACTGCGACCAATAACAATTGGTCCAATTTGTTCTAAGACTCTTGGGCGAAAACTGTTATCAATCTCGTTGATAAAGACACCGGGCGATACAAACTTAAAGTTTTTTACTGACATTTAGCAAATTCCTCTCTTTCGTTATAATATTAATTATAAGCTAATCAACAGTAAATAGTTATTGCATTTTCAAAAGTCTTCAGATAGAACAAGAAATTGATTGGTTTCAGGAACTAATCCCCAAAAAAGTCAGGATCACCCGGAAGTGGCACACTTTCTCTAGGAAATGTTACCTCGACTACATTTTCATCGATGCGTACAATTTTGCGATCATCATTTGTGCCTTCACCGATTAGATATCCAAGAACTTTGATTTTAACATCAGAGGTATAATTGCGGGCATCTTCAGCTAAGTTATTGACATTGTTGGAACTTGCAAACGATGAATCAATAAAAGCTTCATAAACATGTCCATTTCGTCTTAAAGTAAAAGCGTTAATTTGACCAGTTCTGGTAATGAATGGCGATATAAGCTCATTCATCTGTTGTTGATATTCGGACGTAATTTTAATTGCGTATTCAGCTTCAATATAAACTGGAATCGGGATCGATAATGTTTGAATAACGATTTTTTTGTTGATTCTTGGGAAATTTGGTTGTCTGCTGGTGCCGGTATTGGTTCTTGTTCCTGAAGCCACCGCAAAGTTTCTTGTTTTATCCTGAACTATGCGACGAGCCAAAGTAAGTCGGCCGGCACGACCATTATGCCTATCTGAGTAGATATGCGCTTGATATGAGCCTTTTCTATTTGGATCTTTAGTTATCCCTGTGCGCTCAATGCTAATCAAGGGAAGCGTGAGAGTGCCGTTATCATCTCTTAATTCTTTCTCATTTTTGATCTGGAATGCTCTCTCCGGTGTTTGCCAAAGCACTGGGACCTGTTTACGACCCTCGTTGGTGTTGGAATAAAGATTCAAATCGTTTTTAAGCCACGATGTAATAGCGTAATCAATATCTTCAATCGTTGACTCAAGCATGCCAATCTCACGTAATGATATCGAGCCACTGTTTGGTAACTCTGGCAGCATTGCAAAATCGAAGTTATCAGGTAGCATCAAAAAGTCCCTTTCTTGCGCGCTTAGCAGTCGCAATAATCTCGAAGGTCTGATCTACTTGACCAAACAGCTTGCGAGGGCTGGAGAGCTTTGTAAGCTCATAGTATTTATCACCGTATAAAATAAAGTCGCCTTCTCTTACAAACAGATTTTGATCTTCATTAAGTCTTCTCTTATGAAACTTAACTGTAATCGCAGAATCTTTATCGATACCGAAACCTTCCATATATGACGTAGATTCTTGGTCAAACTCTATCATAACATAAACTCTGACTGGTGACAAGAAAGTTTTTTCTACAGCCTCGCCATATAAGTCATGGAAGTCTGTTCTTTCTAGATCGATGGAATAATACAGAATAGCCTGACCAATGACGTTTTCAATAAGTTCGTCATTGACTTGCTTTACAAGATCTCTTTCTTTCTTGCCTAAGAACAGCGGGGGTGGCGGCTGTTCAGGTCTGTCCCATTCATCTGCCATTCAATTATCCTACAAATATTCCAAGCGGTGAGAATGCAAATGTTTTTGCAGTTGCATCAGCTTTCTCATTAGAAGTCTTAAGAAGTTCTTGATATTCAACTTCCTTAAGCATTTCAGTTAACTTGTCTTTCAGCGCTTGTTGTTCATCTTTCGCCTGAGACAATAACTCTGAATGATTTAGCGTAACATTATCACCGGGAATTGGTATTGTTGTGAACTTACCACGGATCTGACCCAGCATCTCTTTACAAAGCGCTAATGCATACTTACGAATCCATTGTTTACCCATAGAGTTAATATTAATAAATGGTATGTTCTCGTATGGAAGTGTGTTCATGTTGTTGACACCCAGCGTTCCATCGTCATAACCGGCCGTGTCGTCAGTGGAATCTTGTTTAACATAGAAATTAAACCACAGTCTTTCTAATCCACCACCAAATGATTGAGGCGCTGGAAATAATCTAAGTCTATTGTTTTTGATCTC